GAACACGCGATCCGCCTCCTACAAGGGAAATACCTTGAGGGGGAGAATGTCAACTGAGGGTGAGGTTCTTGTGGGTCGGGAAGCGGGGCTCGGGTGTTGTAGGCATCCGGGCCCCGCGCGTTTTGGAGGGTTCGAGGACCACGGATCAAGGGCCACGGGCAAAAAACGCCAAAACAGTAGAAATCTGGCTACTATCGTGTTTTTGTTTTGAAAATTTTTAAAAAATGACGTAATGCCGTAATGGACGTAATGAATCAATAAAATCAAGGGGTTAGAGCAATACGTTTCATTACAGTAGGTAAAGTGGTGAAATTCTTCTGGGGATCGCGCGCGCGCAGGTAGTTGAAAAAAGAAATATTTTTTTCTGGAAAAAGTTCTTCTTTTTTGGGCTTTTGTCTTGAGGTAGGATACAGCCCTGCCCTGGCAATCCTGCCTGGGTTGCCATAGAGGAGAAAGGTGATGTTCGAGATCGAGAAGGGTGTACCGCTGCCCGAGGGCCGACAGTCTGGGTCTGTTTATCCGTTCCGGTTCATGGAGGTCGGTGACAGCTTTGTTGTGTCCGAAGAGGACAGGCTGAAGAACGCACGTGCGGCTGCGTACTCCTACGGTAAACGTAGTGGCCATAGGTTCGCCTGTCGGCGGGTAGGTAATGGCTGGCGCTTCTGGCGTGTTAGCTGATTGCTGAGTAGGGAGGCCGGTGATGTCGTCAAAGGATAATCAGTTCATGCGAGGCAAGAAGTTAGGTCGCCGAGATGAGCGTACTGAAGAGCGCATCAACCGGCCTGTCACAGTTGTCAAACCCAAGGTACTGAGCCCGCAGGAATGGAAGTTTGTCGAGGAGTTTGTTGCTGGAGAGGGCCACGTTACCCTGAGGGAAGCGGCTTTGCGTGCGGGGTACAGCGAGAGCTGGGTAAGGACCAAGGCCCGGGAGCTGACCGACCCGGACAAATGCCCTCACGTTGTGGCAGCGATCCAAGAGCGCCGGCGCGAACTGGGCGAGAAATACGCGACGACGTATGAGCGGCACATGCGTGACCTTCAGATCATTCGAGACCAAGCACTGGCTGCGGGAGCGTACGGTGCGGCCGTCCAAGCTGAGTACAGGCGCGGCCAGGCGCTTGGCACGATCTACATTGACCGCAAGGAGATCAGGCACGGCACGATCGACTCCATGAGCAAGGAGGAGGTCATGCGAAAGCTTGAGGAGATCAAGAAGCTTTACGGCGGCGGCAACGGCGGGCCGATCATCGACATCACGCCCGATCAGGTACGGGAAAGCGCTGATGTCCGAGAGCTGCCGGATGCTGATCCGGTTGAAGATGACACCGAAGACCCTCAGGAGGCCCCAGAAGCGCCTGAAAGCGAAGGAGAAGGGGAAGATGCCAGCGAAGCCAGAAAGCGCCCTGTATCGGCGGCTGAGAGACAACCTCTCAGCGTCCGACTGCCATTTAACCCGAATCGAAAGTAGGGTAGGGCTCGGTATCCCTGACTGCTTGGTCGCGTTCAAGCGATCGGGCGAATTTGTGATGGTCGAGTTGAAGGTCGTCAAGCGGGGGTTCCAAGTGAACCTATCCCCGCATCAGGTCGCCTTTCACTTGAAGCATGCGGACATGCGGTGCCCGACCTTCATCGTGGTGCAGTACTCGCCGGCAGGTAAGACAGCGGCAGGCGAATTGCTGATTTATCGTGGGGATCAGGTGATGGACGTGCATAAGCTAGGCGTGAAGGCTGAACCGCTGGCCCGTTGGCTGTGGCTGGGGGTCCAGTGGCAGATGGTTAAGCAGGTGCTGTTGACAGGCGAGTCGGTGGACGATTAAAGTTGTCGGTTCGGGCAGCGGTGCCCGGGTTAGAAAGGAGAAAGGCAGGATGAGGGCAGATAACTCGAGGCGGGGCGCATAGTGGCGCGCCGTGCAAAGCGGCGTATACCTGCGCCTTTTGTGCCGCTTACCGTGTCCGACGTTGAAAGGCAAAGAGCGGCCGACGAGGATCGTCGGCGCGCTAATATGGGGTCAATCCGACGCACAGGCGTGCGGCTCGCGCTCTTCGCATTGCTGCATGTACTGTTCAATTCTGGGCAATAAAAAGCGCGCCTGGCGGCGCGCTTGAATTATTCCGAACCAAGGTTTTAAAGCTAAGGCAAACCCCACTGTGCCGCCATGGCGTCTGCTATGCCTTGGTACGTGGCGCTACGGACTTTCCAACGATCGGCACTCGGCCCCAGTCGGTTCTGCCCAGAATCGGTCTGATTTCCCCAGCGCTTTCGGCCGCTAATGATGCGCGGTTCGATGATGCTGGTCGGTCGCAGGGGGGGCAGGTTTTTCAGCCACAGGCATGTTTTCTTGCTGGCGTCATGGCCGAACTGCCACGGCTGGATGATCTGATCAGGCTTGCGGATGCGGCTGTTGATGATGCTGACCGGGTTCTCGAGGGCGATACGCTCAATTGGCGCGCCCATCAGCGCACGCACAAATCCAAGCGCGTCCTCGGTCAGCTTTGGATCGCGCAACCCTCGGCGGGTCCAGTGCATGCCGCTCACCGATAGATAGGTGCATGGGGGGTGTGCGATCATCAGGTCCCAGCCATGGTCGAGAATGTCTAGCACATTCCCTTGATAGTGGTCACCCGAAGCGCTTGACTCGCACGGGAGCAGATCGCAGGAAAGGGCATAGTGCCCCTTCCGCAGGAAAGCGTCGCGCACCGTGCCACTGAATTCGCACGCGATCAGGACGCGCACGGGATCCTCCCTTGTTTTTTGTCAAGGTAAGCATTGATCAGATTGCCAATGAGAATTTCAGCATTCATCGGCAGGTCGAGGGGGAAATCAGGCGATGCCGGGATCGGCGGGAGCGTTGCAGCGTAAGCATTGACGCGCTTCTGCACATCCCAGTCTGACCACCAATCTGGGCCACCTCGGCCGTCGTTTTCCACGGTCGATACCCGCTTGCCGTCAACGTAGACCGTCGCGGAAAAGTAGAAGGTCTCGCGCGACGCGCGGGTGTTGGTCTTGATGTTTTTGAGTTCGATTTTCATGGCTACGCATCCTGAAGGTGGGCGCGTTCCGCCTCAGCATAGCGCTTGAGGATAGTCCGCAGGGTCTGATAGTCGTTGCCTGCCAGATGATGGGCAGCAAACCCACCATCGGTTTGCCCTAGTTCATCTTGGATCACCGCCACGGCGGCATCGATTGCGTCATCAATGTAGTCGTTCATGTTGAAAGCCCCATAAAGAATGCAGCGCCTAGCGCGATACCGGCGCCGATGAAAATTGCCCATTCGATCGGGTTTGAAGGCATGGTGTCAGTCTCCAAGAGTTGATCTGATCGCTGCTCGTGCTTCGCGTTGAGTGTAAAAGTGTCCAATAAAAATGTAGGCACCGCTGCGTCGCGTATATGCATTCCAACCGAAGGGGGTTTTGATGAATCTCACGTCAGTCTCCAGAGATTGAAAGCGCGCCCGTAGGCGCGCGGGTTGATGATCAGGCTGCGACAACATCCGCAGCGCCGCGCAGGTATGCAACGACTAGGCGCATGTCGTCGGCGATAACAGTCCATGCCGGCACGCCGCCATCGAGCGCGAGCGCGAGCCCGTCCGGGCGCTCAAGTAGGGTGCGGATGTAATAACGACTAACGAATTGTCCGCGCGGGGTGTGCATGTGTCGGCGATCGTAAAATTCGACCATCGGCTCGTCGTTGTTGATCAAACGATCGTCGAGCCCGTAGGCGTCGCCGGTGCGAACAATCCGGACATTAAAGCGCGCGAGTGTAAGCATAGTTAGGCCTCCCGTGAGCGGCACCACGCGAGCGCGGCCGATTGCGTAGGATGTGGGCCCCCGATCGGGGTTTGATGCGGGCCGCGCACGACAAACCATGCGCCGAGTAAACGGTTATAAACGATGCGGATTTTCATGGTTTAGGCTCCCACGGTTTGCGCGCTCGCGTGCGCGCGATCAATAACAGTTTCGAACTTCTCGAGCCCCACGTGGTCGACGAGCGCGTCGATATCCGCGAGCGCGCATTGACGTGCGTGCGCGATCGTAAGGTCGGCCGACGATACAGGCATGCCCTTGTAATGAGCGCTGACGCGCAGTAGGCGATAGCCCGATACCGGATCGGATACGATCCATTCGCGGTTTTTTGCCGGAATACCTGCGGTTTGTTCGCGGTGAAGCGCAAAAATGTGCGCGCGGTGCCCGCGCGTGTAGAGTAGACGATCGTATTTGACGTGGACGGTTTTGTCCGAATTTTTGACGCGCATACTGAAGACAGGCTTGGTTGGCATGGTTAGGCCTCCGGTGCGCGCTCGAGAAGCGCGATAGTGCGTGGATCGTCAATCAGAATTTTTGCGCCGGGTTTGTACCATTGGCCGGCGATCTGAACGGCCAATTGCGTACCGTAATCGCGCGCGCGTTCGGCGAGGGTTGTACCGGGCCGATCGTTGACGTGTTGCGGTTGAACCGAATAAACCGCGCGATTGCCCGACGGCAGGGTAACAGCGAGGATTGAATCAGATAGTACTGGCATGGTTTAGGCTCCCACGAAATGGCGCGCCATGGCGCCGTGAACAATAATCGCAACACTTGCGCGGCCGGCATTCGAACCAGCACCGTCGCAAGCTTGACAATCGATACACTGGCGCCGATTGCCCCCTTCCGGGCTCGCCGGGCATGCAATCTCACGCGCGGCAAGCGGTTGATCGGCCGTGCGCACGGTGAACGTGCGCCAACCGAGCGAGCGCGCGATGTCGCGATCGGTCGCATTATCGGCCGACGCCATCACGATATCGCGCAGCCCCTGCGCGTGCGCTTGACGCCATTGATGCGAATAACCCGTATGACCCGCAGCGCGTGCGATCAGCGCGCGCCACACATGCGCGGGCACTGCGGCCGGGTCTCCGTAAGATCCGATCCGTACCGCACGGCCGGCGAGCGCTTGCGCACCGTCGGCCGGATCGATCAAGGGATACGCGCCGCGAATCCATGCGCCGAATACGGCCGCGACGGATTGCCCGACATTGACGTAACACGTCCGAACACGCTTCGAACGCTTGCGGCCGCGCTTGTCAATGGTTTCGACGGTGCGAGCGCGGTGCATACAATCGCCACAGATTGATGAGTCATCGCCCGTGCGGATCGCATCGACCGGGTGCACGTCCGCGCGAAGAATATAGGTTTGAACCATATCGCCGGTCTTGCGATTGTCCGAGCGCAGCACTGCGATGCCAATAATGGGCGATCCGTCGAGCATTGACGGTCCATCGTAAAAAACGAAGCTTTTCATTGTGAAATCCTTTCTAACTTTCTAAGCGCTCGGCGAGCGCGAACCTCAATTCCATCAGGCATGCGGGCGCTTGTCAAGCGCTTTCGCGCTCTAGCATGTCCTCGTCCGATCAGTGCCGGTATCGCAAGCGCGGCCGGCCGCACCGCTTGCCCTGGGCGATTTTACATAATGTGGATTTTACATAACGCAGGCTCCGCGCTTCACGCGCTTTCTTCGTGATCCGTGTGCCGTGTATCGTGTGCCTCGAGCGGTGCACCATGGCCCGTGATCCGTGATCCGTGATCCGTGCCGCGCGATCCGCGACCCGCGAAACCCGGGCCATGGTCCGAGGCGCGCGGACCCTCGATCTGGGTCCCTTTTCCCGGATCCAAGCGCGCGGCCCGGGTCGCGGGGTCCAAAAAACGGCCCGGGTCGAGCGGGCGCGGGCTTTGGCCCGATTTCACACGCTAAATGCTGCTCGGAACAGAATTGGGTCCCCTTTTCCGGCCAGCTTTGGTCCTGCCTGCTCTGTTCCGGAAACCCACCCCCTTGATTTATGATTGCTGCACTCCCGTGGATCATGGTTTCACGTGGATCCAAACTTAAAGTAAAGTCTGAAGAGAGCCGCGTTATGTCAAATCTGATCCCTGAAGAGTTAGAAGCGGAACGTCTTCGTTTGGAGCTCAGGCTCTCGCAGCTTGAAGCACAAGACCGCGCCAGGAACAACTTCCTGGACTTCGTGAAATACGTCTGGCCGGCCGCGGTCCTTGGTCCTCACCACTCGAAGATGGCGTCAGCTTTCGACAGGATTGCAAAGGGAAGCCTGAAGCGGCTGATCATCAACATGCCGCCCCGGCACACGAAGTCTGAGTTCGCGTCTTATCTCTTGCCTGCGTTTCTCATGGGCCGTGAGCCGCGAACCAAGGCCATTGAAGCGACCCACAACAGCGAGCTTGCTGTCCGTTTTGGCCGGAAGGTCCGGGACCTGATGGACACGGACATATACAAGGAGGTGTTTCCGGATGTGAGTTTGAAGCAGGACAGCAAGGCTGCTGGCCGGTGGGACACGAACCGTGGCGGGGAGTATTTTGCTGTGGGTGTTGGGGGTGCGATGACCGGGCGGGGTGCGGACGTTTTGATTATTGACGACCCGCATTCGGAGCAGGATGCTTTGTCAGATCTTGCTTTGGACAACGCGTGGGAGTGGTATAGCTCGGGCCCCCGCACCCGTTTGCAGCCGGGCGGGGCGATCGTGATTGTGATGACGCGTTGGGGGACGAAGGATCTGACGGCGCGGTTATTGAAGGCGCAGTCCAGTCACAACGCGGATCGGTGGGAGGTGATTGAGTTCCCGGCGATTTTGCCTAGTGGTCGGCCGTTGTGGCCGGAGTTTTGGAAGTTGGAGGAGTTGAATGCTGTCAAGGCGTCGTTGTCGGTGCAGAAGTGGAACGCGATGTATCAGCAGCAGCCGACCAATGATGAGGGCGCGATTCTGAAGAGGGAGTGGTGGAAGGTGTGGCCGCACGATGAGCCGCCGATCGTGAACTACATCATCCAGACGATGGACACGGCGTACTCGAAGAAGGAGACGGCGGACTTCTCTGTCATCACGACTTGGGGCGTGTTTTATTTGGATGAGGACTCGGGGGCGAATATTGTCTTGTTGGACGTGAAGCGTGGTCGGTGGGACTTTCCGGAATTGAAGCGGGTCGCAAAAGAGCAGTATGACCACTGGCAGCCGGACAACCTTTTGATTGAGGCAAAAGCGACGGGGACGCCGTTGCAGCAGGAGCTGCGGCGGATGAATATTCCGGTGACGATGTATTCGCCGGGTGGGCGGAGGTCGGGAACGGACAAGGTGGCGCGGGCCAACTCTGTGGCTCCAATTTTGGAGTCTGGGATTGTGTGGGCCCCGGACACGGATTGGGCGGAGGAGTTGGTGGAGGAGTGTGCGGCGTTCCCGAACGGGGACAAC